CTTAACGGTAACGGGTAGCCCGTTCACTTCCACTTCAACAGTGTCTTGATTAGGAGCGAATACGGTGCCGCCATTCCCTGTTTCAGCGGAAGAGCGTGTACCCATTATTGGAGGAATTTCCTCTTTGACCTTGTTCACCAAGAACGCATAAGCGTCTTGGCTGAGTGTTGGGTCACTAAGGATAAATGTCATACGTTGGTTAGGATTCATCTCATTCAGTTTGTTCAGAACCTCTGGCTTTTGAGCATAGATTTCGCTCATGTAAGCCGCAGGGTCTGCTGCAAACTGGTGGTAAAGAACCCTAAAGCGTTGTTCTGCTTTCAAGTACTGAGCCTTTACAGCAGAAGATATGTTTGCTTTTGCGGTGCCTGTAACAAAATCTACAACGTCATAACCATACTTAAGCTGGTCAATACCATCTTTGTACACCTGACTGTTGCGCTCACGGTTTGGAGAACTGGTAGCAATACTCATAATGCTGCCAACAGCACTGCGTTCTGCACGAGTTAGCGAGCCAATACCTTCGTATGCTCCAGACATAATTCTGTCTTTGAGTTCATAAGCGGTAGCTTCATCAACACCTGCAAATGCGTCATAAATCAGCTCCCAACGCTCAGTGGTGATGGGGCGATTGTCTGCACTGTTCCAAGATGAATAGACACCATTTCTAGCTGCAAGAAGCTCGCTACTCTTGAGTAGGTAGACTTCTCCTTGGTATACAAAGTTAGCTTCGTTGCCGCCAGCTTCGAGGTGACGAAGGAAGGCATCTGAATAGTTGTCGGTTTGTGTAGATTTTGCACGTTGCCTGTTTGTCCACTCTCTACCCTCTAGGGCAGCACGTTGGTTTTCGGCTTCACGCATAATTTCTTCTGACCCAAGCTTCCACTGCTGAGTATTAGCAAGTGAACCAGAGCCAGCTTGTACATTTTCTAAAACATGCACCCACTTATCTACCTCGGCAGACGTAGTGGCTGTTTTAATCTTGTTGACGACGTAACCTAATACCTCGCCGTTCAGACGCTTGTAGCTACCTTTATACAATCCAGTGTAGCCTTGACCATTGATGTAGCTGGTAATAGCTGCACCTGCGCCTTCATAATCAGTAACGCCGTTGACATCTGTGTTTTTATCTACCGCAGCATCAAGCTCGGTGTACAAAGCACCACGTAGCTTATTGTCGGTAAATTCTTTAGAAGCCTTGGCGTGTTGACTCAAATACTGAGAACGAAGCCCAGCAAGTTGGTCTTTAATTTTGCCACTAACTCCAGGTTCTTGGGTGGCTGTTTTGATTGCGTCGGTGTTAGTTAAAACACCAAACTGTTTCTGCCACTCTTCAAGGAAACCTTTGGAGTCAGTTTCTGCTAGTTTTTCTTCATTGGCTGTGTACCAGTCAATCATCTGACCTTGTAATTCACGACCAATCTGCGTACCCAAAGCCTCGTTCATACGATACGTGACTTCTGGGGTTGTGAAAGTTAGTTCGCCTGATTCTTCAAGCTGTTCAATTGTTTTGTAAGTGCCGTCAGGATTTTTGTAATCAATCTCAGCGGCTTTCAAAGACATCAACTTTTCTTCAGCAGCAACTCTCTGCTTAAAAATGTTTTGCGCCTTACCGCTAGCTTGCGCTAGGAAGTCTGCAAGAACTGCTGAATCCTTACCAACTTGGGACAATGGTACACCCACGGGTGCCGTATAATTGTCTGTGATACGGATAGTAGGCTGCACACCTGCGTCGGTAGGTCGCAACCTTTCGACTGGTTTTACACCTTTAGCCATTTGTTAGAAACTCCAAGTTTGTTTGAAATTTGCCATATTATCTGAGAAAGAAGCTCCCTTACCTTTCGCCCCCGTGCCTGAGTTAGCCATTGCGTAGGACATACCAGCATTCATTGCGGTAGTCACAATAGCTCGTCCAAGAGACGGTTTAGGAATGCGCTGGGCATTGTTATTCATCAGGCGGTTCTGAAGTTGAGAACTGAAACCTTCACGCTCAAAAGCAAAAGCTGTTTGGATGGCATCAATTTGGCGGTTGACTTGAGTGTCAGCGTTCAACAAGTCAGCCTCACGCTGGAGCAAGTCAAACTCAGCAGTACGCCCACCTGTAATACCACGAGCATCCTGAGCCACTTGAGCCTCCCCTATGTTTTCCATAAAGGCGACTAAGTTCTGCATCTTCTTGGCAGCTTGGTTCTGTTGCTCTTGGTCTTGTCGTGCATTAGCTACACGGGTGGTATCTTCAAAAGTCTTTTGTGCCGCTTCGTTGCGGGCATCAGCCAGCCTATTTGAGTATGCTGACTGGTCTTTATCACTTTGGTACTGCATGACACCCTGACCAACAGCTAAGAGAGCCGCTGAAATAGGGTCACACATTTTTTTGTATCCTCACGAATTCGTAAAAGGGTTCTTTTCCAACCCCATGTTTTTCAATTAGGCGAATGAATTGGAACCCGAGAAACCTTAGCCACTGAATGGCTGTTTCATTCTTAGTGTGTACAAAGTTAGTTAAGATTGGATACTCGGATTGTTTTTCTTCAATCCAAGCCTTTGAGCCACGTAAGAACGGTGTTCTTATGTCGCTAATTAAATCTGAACCCACTAGCCAAGGACAGCCGACATGTTCTGAAATATGAGATATTCCGAAGATGCCAACCACTGTACCGTCATCCAGTACAATTGTGTTGGCTTCCTCGGAGACCTCTACAGACATGCGAAGAGCAACCTCAGGTTCTAATCCTGTTGAGGCTGCTAATTCTTCGATGTCAGCTTTTCTTAGGTTCTCAGCAAGTACAGGAATGTCCTCGGGCTTAGTATGCCGAAAACTCGCTGTCATATTCTTGTTGACCTTAAACGATAGAAACCTTCCCATTCAGCAGACTGGAAAGCACAAGGCAGGTGGGAATCACTGTAGAGTTCTACATGTAGCCCTTCTGCGTTAGCCATAGTATTGATACGGAAGGTACCATTACTAATAGCAGGTTGCGAAACAGTGGTTGTGATACCACCGACAGTCTTACCTGAGAAGTTTGTGATGTATGAATTACGGTTAGCTGGGTCTACTGCCCCCTTAGGGATGACCACAGCATTAAAGAAACCAGTGTCGTTATAAACTACGCTTATGGAGCGCATTTGCAACCGACTGATTGTAATAGGTTCCTTATCCTTACGCATTACCTGTTCTGAGAACACATAACGGAAATTGAATGGGATACCTGCGTAAATTGTCTTACCAGCAGCTAGTAAGGTAGACACCTTCGCAGCGGTGGTTAGAACGCCCTCTGTCGTCACGTACACCATAGAGGCATGGGAGTACGGCATAGTGGTAGTTCCGCCGCTGGTGAGCTTTACACGCCTGTCTAGGTGTACTGACCATGCCCCAACAGTCTCGGTTGTAGCATCGTCGGTAGACAGGTTCATGCGCTCAAGCGTGATGTCGCCATTATCATATTTGAATAGGATGAACAGGTCAGACTTGTCGAAAGCAAAGTTGAGGATTTTACCTTCAAACGTCCACTTGCTCCAGCTAGCCTGTAATTTTTCCTTGTTCTGCCAATAATAATTATAAACGTAAAGTGTCTTGGGTTGTTCTTCGGTGGTACACAGAATTGTGTCCTCGTTAGAAGAAGCCCCCAGCTTATCAATTTCTCCCTCGATGTACTGAGGAACGTGTGCAGTAATGTCTGTAGCGTCATTGGTTTCGGTATCTACGTCAACATAGTACTCACGGATACCTGACCAGCGACCACGCCGTACAGGGAAGTAGACGAAACGACCAGCACCAACAGGTTTTGCCCTCAGGCTCGCCTCAAATTGGGTGGTTACGTCCACAGACACCGTATCAGGAGCCAACACGTCAAGACTGTTCAGCTTAAACTGGGTTTGCCCAGAGAACAGAATAAGGGACTCGTTGAAAGGTACTGCGTGTTTCAAAAGAGAAACTTGGTTGTTCGATACTGCTACGTCAATCGGGTCACTATCAACAAGCGTCAGAACGGTTCGTCTGAAGAAGTTGTAATCAGTAAACTCTCCCGACTCTGACAAAATGATGTTTTCATCATAAAGAAGACCCAAGCGGTTCTTGTGGAAGAAAATATCACTCAGGGCGAGGTTGTCTTCTGCAAAGATTGGGAATGGGTTTGAGTCATCGTCACCAACCTTACGCTCTGCCCATGACATTGTTTCAAATAGGTAGGTAGTTGCGCCTGTTCGACGTATCTGGTGAGGCATGGTAGAAGCATTAAACTGGTAAGCAATTTCCGGCTTTACAGTTTCCTTCCATACACCCTGACCTGTCGTACCAGCTTTAAGCTTTACATAGTAATCATCCTGAGCCTTGTCATTGTCTCCTGATACCTTAATAAGGAAACCATCAGCACCATCTTTAGGTAGTGATTTGAAGTCAGTAACTTCTTCCTTAAAGGCGAGGAGTTGAGCATTGCCTCGGGAGTCTTCTACTTCAATCTCAAAATCAGAGCTTGAGTAAATGTGGATTACGTTATTGTACCGAGTTTTATTGATACCACTCGGCAAGCCAATGCCATACAATTGGGTAGCAATGTTATCTGTTTTAATAGACGCTTCCGCCGCCTGAGTATCAGACACAGCGGTATTTGTAGACTTTCCTGTGGTATAGGACTGGCTAGACCAGCCAGCTCCGGTACGTCTTACTTTAAGCGTGTAGGTAGTTTGGTAATCGCCCTGCTTCACATACACCAAGGCTTCGTAACGACGGTTAGGGTCGCTAGAAGGCAAGGGAGTGAGTGCAGAACCAACGCTTACCTGTTGTTTCTTGTTAAGAATATAAGTGTAGTCCGCAATCGTTACAGCAGCTAAATCCTCTTTTGGGTTAGTAGCTGTATTCAGGTATGTGTAGGTACCAGAGACAGATAAAGCATTACCGTCACGGTCAAACATGTACACATACGCCGTACCACTTACGTTTGTAACTACTAGAGTGTTAAGGGTATCGTCGTCACGTCGGATGGCGTGGATAAACGCATTATCTACGTTTGTGATACCTGCCAGTGGCTTGCCAACACCAGACAACATTTTTAAGTGTTCTGTGCCGGGTCTCTTAAGCAGACCATTGACAACAGACGATACAGCATTCTCTTGTAATTCAGCTTGTGTTTTCAAACGCAGCGAGGGAGGCTGTTGAGACACACCGTTGATGAGGTTTGGGATTGACCCACTAACTAACGGCATTAGTAAACCCTCTTCGTTCCGATACGGTCAATCACACGGTAGACATCATAGTTGTCACCAATGTTGTAGTCCGACGTTTCGTTTTCAAAATCTTTGAGTTCAATGAGAGCCGCCATCTCATCTTCACGAAGGATGGTGTGCATATCGGGAGAACCCACCACATAATCCTGTAGAACCCTAGCTGCCTTTACAGTGATGTAGCGACGGGCTACGGCAGGTAGGTTTTCAAAATCTAGTTCGTAAACCACATCAAGTTTTACTGAAGAATTAACCTTAAACGTGTGGTTTTGTCTGTCGTACATCTTCCCACCACGTTGAACCAAGTCAAAGTTGGTGTTTGAAGAGTTTTGCATCATGTCGGCACGAATGGTGTTAGAAGCCAATACAATTTCACCTGCTAAATTAGGTGCAATTTCTACATCGGTTTCTCTATTAAAGTGCCAACCCTCTGCTTGTACAGAACGGCTTGTTTGCTTGAGTAATGTCTCAGCAGTTTCAGCCTCTACTAGACCCGAAGATAAACGGTTGACAGGTGCTTCACCAATCGAGGACAGCATGATGTTGACAGCTTCTAAAGTGCTGTTGGGTGTCATAATACTTTCCTATTGTTCGCTACGCAAAAAAAGGGAGACCCTAATTAAAGAGTCCCCCTTATTATTAACGCTTATACTGCGTTCAGTGAGATTGCACAGCCTGGGCGCAGGATGTTGTGACCCATAGCGTACTTAGCCACCATGAGGGTACCCTGACGGTCAATCTGGTACTCAGACTCAACACCGAGGTCGAGCAGCTTAACAGTAGCAGCAGCGTCCTGAGTGAAGATGAGACCACGAACCTTAGCGTAGTTAGCCTTATAAGCACCGGCACGAGAGGTTGGGTCAGGAGTCAGACCAGTAGTAGATTCGTCAGTCTGCGGGATGTGGTTCGACATCAGAATGCGAACACCACCAACCTGCGGAACAACGCCAGCAGATACTGAACCAGAACCACCGATGTCCTTGTTCAACCAAGTGGCTGAAGTAACGTCAGTAGCGTTCAGAAGTGCATAGTACTGAGCAGGCGGCAATACGCACACCTTGTCGCCAGTAATGTCTTTCTTATCGAACTCTTCCAGAGCGTCGTAGATAGCGGCAACAATCTTAGCACCTTCTGTAGCGTGAGCCGCAGTTGTACCGATAGTGATGTTGCTGGTATAAACTTCGTCAGCGAAGGAAGCACCGAAAGCGGTAGCAGCCTTAGCAGCGGTGTCGATAGCAGCAGCCTTAGCAATGATACGAGCGATGTTCTTGTCAGCGGTGTTAGCCAAAGCGTAACCAGCTTCCTTAGAGTAGATAGAACGAACGTCGTAGTGGTTCATTGCTTCGTCGATGTTTGCGATGAACTGAGAGCTAATCAGCAAGTCATCAACGGTTACAACACGCTCACCGTGGTTGATAGCGTCTGCCTGAATCAAAGCACCCGGAGTGTGGTACTTAGCAGTTGCAACACCAGTCAGCGGGAACTGTGCGCTCTTACCGTTCTGGATAGTACGAGTACGGTGAAGCGGCATGAAGACGTTGCGTTCTTCAAATGCGGTCAATACTTCACCAGCATAGAGCTTGAGGAACAAGGAACGAGCGTCACCCGTCTTGTTCACTTGACCGAGTCGTGACACGGTCTGGTCAGTAGGAAATGCCATTTTATTTACCTTTTAGTAATGAATAGTGAGTTTAGTTTCTTTTATACTCAGCTTATCCATGACATCCTTTCTCTAAGATTGTCCTCCGCAGAGGGTCAAAGGTAATTGTTTGTAATGGTATTTTGCTTCGTAAAAATTGGGGAGGTATTTCACTCCCCAACACAAAGGAGACAGAGTTAGAACACGTTAGACCGTGCCAGTTTTTCTGATACGGACTGACGATAAGCGGGGTCTTTGTGGTATCTGGGGTCACGCATCGCTGCGGTAAGTTCTGCAACGGAATTAAATGCCCCGCCCTGATTGTTACTTGCCTCACCTTGGATTAAGGTAGGCTCAGTAGTTCTCTCAGAACGATACCTAGCGTAAAGACCTTGCACCGCAAACTGTGTCAGTGCTGCGTCTCCTGATTCAACATTCGCATTAAATGCGTTGATTTCAGATTGTGGCAGGTTATCTGCTGCCCATCCTACCATTTCAACATAAGCGTCTTGTCCGCCTACCATGTTGTAAACTGAGGATTGTACAGAAGCTGCAAGGGCTTCTTGACCTGCAATCCATGAATCCACCAAAGATTTCGGAAAGCCTGCTTCTGAAAGAGCATCATAAGCCTCTTCAGAAAGACCGCCTGTTTCTGCGTATTCATCTTGGAATGTGCTAAAGTCGAGACCCGCTGCATCCAGTGCTTTTTCTACTTCGCTAGTCTGCTGTTCAGCACGACTCTCCATCTCCTCAACGGAGTCAGTGTCTGCGTCAGCTTCTTCAGCTTGGTAGTTAGTTTCTTGTGTTTGTTCCTCAGAGGAAGACCCAAGCTTACGCTCTAATGCGGCGTAAGCCTGAGCCATTGCTTCTGGAGAATCAAACTTTGAGGGCAACCACTCGGGGCGTTCACCACTGTTAGCCGCTTCAAGCTGTTCTGCTTTTGCAAGCATAGCTTGGTCATGGGCTTGTTGTGCATCACCACCCGTCTGAGAAGTTTCCTCATATGAGTTCAATGTCTCTGCCATTTATAAGTCCTATTGTTGCTGCATAGCAGCCATAGCTTGTTGTATCATTTCAGGGTCTACATTGCCTTGAGCCATTTGGTCATAAGCACCTTTCACCATTTGAGGTGCGGCTTTAGATGCAACATCAGCCATTACGCCCTGCTGCATCATGTCTTTCTGACTTTGTTCGGCTTCATTAGCTTCTTGTGCCTTTTGCTCCTCAGACTTAATCAAGCCTTGAGTATCAATTCCCAGAGAGGCACCAAGACGGTCAATGTAATCACCTACATTGAGTTCACGCTGAATTAACTCAGCACCCAACGGTTGTAAGTATTGTAAGAATTGAGCCAGCTTATTCAAATCCTGCCCACGCCCTAAAGCTTCCATACCTGTAACAATGGTAGGCTTGATGCTGTCTTTTGGCATCTTAGGCATCTTACCTGCTGACTCCATGCGATAGAGTAACAGGTTAATAAGCGGCAACTGGAATTCCTGGGACAGGATGGAGTAAACACCACCTAACGCAGATTCCAATTCTTGTGCCATGTAACGCACTTCTTCAGCGGTCACACGTTCTGCTTGGCGTTGCACCGAGCTATTAAGTAGGAAAGCAAACGACAGACGCTCTGTGATAGACTGAACAGACTGAAGAGCCACACTAAAATCTCCGCCTTTCTGGACTTGGAGAGTAGTGACATCATTTGCATCGCCGTTGACGATAGCACCATTAGGTGACTCAGCTAACGCACGAGCCTTGGTGGTACCGTTAGGACGAACAAGGAAAAGTACTTTAGCGGAAGCTGCACTACCTTCAACAATAGCTTGAGTTAATGACTCAAGTGATTTTAGGTCGCCAAGGTATTCTTCTACGAAACCACGACCATACGCTTCACCATCAATACGGGAGAAGCGAAGGGGGATGAATGGGGTTTTGTCGAGAGCGTAGGAGCCACGACTGTTAGGTACTTCAATACCTTGTACTTCCTGATACACTTCCCATTTCTTACCTTTGCGGCAAACATAAGTGTACAGGTCTAAATTTCTGAATGAAGTGTGTTCAGTATTTTCACCTTTCTCCAGCATTTCCTGTACGGACTCTGGAAGCATTGTAGGTGCTACTGTTTCTTTAGTAATTACTTCTAGTACGTTACCCATTGAGTCCCGCTGAACCGCAAAGCGGTCTAAGCGAAACACCTTCATACCTTCTTTCTTAGGTAGGTAGATGAGTGCGTTACCCGTAACAATAAGTTGTTTTAGTGCCTCAAATACTGGAACCCTGACGGCTTGCGCCTCAATTTCTTGAAGGGCTGCACGTTCAATCCTGCTAAGAGCTTCTTCTACCGCACCACGCCCCGCATCTCCGAGATTGGCTAACTCAAAGTCATCAATCATCAAACGGAAGAATGGGGAGTTTGGGGGTAGGAGAGAAAGTAAGAGTTTAGACGCTAGGTTATTAACACCCCGTGCGCCAATGCCTTGGAATGGGGTTTTATACAGTGTTGAAGCACCGTGACCCTCAGGGGGCATGATATAGGGAATGGTTAATTCCGCAGCGTCTCTAGCTCTTTGAAGGAAGGGGTCACGTTCAGCAAGTAATTGCTGGTAACGCTTGGCAACGTAGCCTGTCCCTTCGATATTCATTTTTTATCCCTTTGGTACATTAACACCAGAACTTGAGCCAGCGTTTACGCCAGAACCCGAGCCACCAGTGCCAATTGAAGTATTGCCATCAATACGAAGACGACGCTTGCCACGGCTCTTACGGCGCAGTGCAGCAGATTTCTTCTTAACATCAGCCTCTTCTTGAGACATCTCGGTATCAGCAGCAGTATACTTTTGACCAGTAGATGGGGCTTCTGCCTGAGAAGGCGCAGGAGCTTTAGGTGCAATCCCTATAGCAGCACCAACCGTGCTAATTGCTTTCTTAACGGCTCTAGCGATTCTCTTAACGGCTTTCTTAGCAGCCTTAAATGGGTTCCAACCCCAGAATTCTGGGTAACCTGTTTCAGGGTTAATCTTGTTGTCTTTGTGACCTACGGTATACTCGTTAGGGTTACCGCCTAATTCAGTCATAATCTCGTTGATGACCTTACGAAGATAACCGTCTTCTGCATCAAGGATTTCTACTGGTACTACGATTTCGCCTTTAGTCAGGTGACCTAATACGGTATCACCCTTGCGTCCTGCATCGGCAGGATTCTTTTTGTAATTCTTTGCCATGCTATTTTACCTTATGGAGAAGTACTGCTAGAGGCACCCGGAATGCTCAGACCAGTGTTAGAGGAGGTGCTACCCGGCGCATCGTAACGCAGGTTCTTCTTACCCCGAGAGCGTCTCCGGGTTTTTGTTGAAATCTTGTCAGTATCGGTAAAATCCGTCTGCATGTCAGGGGGAGGGGCTGCGGGAGCCGCAGGTGCTGAAGTTACTGGTACTTTCACTTCAGGCATTTTTTGGGAAAAACACATTTTTATTCCTCGTAAATTTCGTCGTACAACTCTTCAAGTTTTCTGATGACACTCTGCTGACCTTGAAGGAATCGCAATTCCTCAACTGTTGTACTTGTTGAGACAGGTAGGGTGTCGGGGAAGAGTTCTCGTAATTTGTCTAAAAGAGCTTCGGTAATACTTAAATTACCTTGAAATACCTTCATTTTTACCCCCAGTTACCAATAGTAGTGGGTTTTAATTGGGGAGTTCCCGAACGGGTGAGTAGAATTCTCCCCGCTCGGGTTAGGGTTTACCAGCCCCACTCGCCATCCATTCCCGCTGAATTGTAGTCAGTGACCGTACCTTCAAAGAAATTCTTGAAGCTGTCGGCATTCAGAACCCAATCTAACCACGGAAGAGGGTTCTCTTTGACTTTCCAGTTTCCTTTGAGTCCAAGCTGGATAAGCCGTCTATCGGCAATATATCGAATATACTGCTTAACTTCATCCGCAGTGATACCCTCCACATTACCCAGCTTAAACGCCAGTTCAATAACCTTATCCTCCAACGCAACAGCATCACGGAACATCTGGTAAATATCTTTCTTAAAATCATCTGTTACCACCTTGGGATGTTCGTCTAGGAATTCCCTGAATAATTTTACCATGCCTTCACAGTGCATCGTCTCGTCACGTACAGACCATTCTACGATTTCACACATCCCCCGCATTTTCCCAAAACGCTGGTAATTAAGGAGCATGGCGAAAGCCGAGAATAGGGACATGCCTTCATTCAGGACGGAACGGGCAATGGATTTTGCCAGTCCAGCATGACTGTGAACATCAATGTCCCCCATGAAGTCGATTTTATCCTTCATCGCTTTGATTTCGGTGAAGGCGGAATACTCCTCTTCTGGCAGACCCAAGGTGTCATTCAGCAGGGCATAGGCTCTCTGGTGGATGAATTCTCGGTTTGCAAAGGAGGTAAGCATTGCCCGAATTTCATTATTTCTGAATTTCTGTAGGTAGTACTCGATATAGTTGGTACCCACCGCTACGTCAGATTGGGTGAACAGGCGCAGAATCTGTGTAATGTGGTTTTTTTCGTCTTTAGTCAGCTTTCCGCCCTGCCACTGTGTGACATCGTCGTTTAGCTTGGCTTCCCACTCACCCCAATGAATCTTCTCGTGACTAACCGCAAAGTCTACTGCCCAAGGGTAATTAAATGGTTTGTAGACAACACTACTTTCCAGCAAGCTCATTCGCCGCCTCCACAATGATTTTTGCATTTTCTAAAGCGGCATTGGTGGGTGTGCCTTTTGTCATAAGAATAGCTGCCACAACTGCAATGGCTTCTGGATTGAGAGTGACCTTTTTGGTCGTTGTCTTCTTCTCTGTCATTTGGTCTCCTAAAATTTCGTAATGTTTTACACAGAAGCGTGTTCTAAGGCTTTCTAAGCAGCCAACGGAGGGTCAGGTGGGTCTATACCTTCTTCGTCATTCGCAGCCTCTGGAGCCTTCTCAGGAGGACTCAGGGGTATTTCCTGATAGTGGTCTCCGTCGTTCCCGTTCTGTCCAATAATATCAATTCGACTCCACGGACAGTCGTTCATAAGCATCTCCTTATGTTGTTCATTATCCTGTACAAAACCGTTTTATTTTGTTTAGTATGTTGAACATGCAAAGATTGTAAGCGTAAGCCATTGATTCATATGTACATTCTTATTTGATGGTCATTTGATTACTTTGCAAATCTCTTTGTGCCTATCACACAGGCAGCTACGGCCTCCATGTGTGAGGCTGGCAAACATACTGAGTTTAGGCAAATTATCCTTCAAGGATAAACCGCAGTAACTTTGCTCAAATTGGGTACGGTTAGCCTCAATCTGGGTGCGGAGATTAAACCGTCTATTCTCCGCATTTCGTTGCACAATTCGTTGCGTATTTGTCAGAAAGTCATTGATTTTTCTGACATATTGCTCTACGTTTCGTTGCACATTTCAGGCAATGTCCGCAAAATGTCCGATATATGCAACTTTCCGTATCTGAGAAACTTAATCCCGAACGGGAAGAAAACTACTAAATTTACCACATTTGACTAATAATCTTCCCGAACGGGAAAATTTGGGGAGAAAACTAACCAAAAGTGGTTAGGTCTTCCCGAACGGGAATGAAATCAGTCACTTAAGCTTTTCATCTAGTTCCTCTTGGAACCGCTGACACATGGCTACAGTAACCTCTGAAGATTCTTCAGTAGCCCAGACACGTTCAGGATGATTTTCTTTCCAACTCTTGTTCACGTCATTGATATTCATTTTGTCTCCATTTGATATACCACATCGTTTGTAGTGTTGAGTTCCAAAGGACTCCGGCGAGGATTAAGTACTCAATCACTCACATAACTCGCATACTTGTCTAATTCAAAGTACTTGATGAAGGTGTCCCAAAGCTTTTCCTGCTTGGCTTCCATTACTTCAGCCAAACCGTACAACACCGTATGTACACGGTCAGCGGAGTAAGTTAAGTCACTGTCGTACATCATCTCAGCAACGACTTTGAGGTCGTCGATACTGGTGTTCATGCTGTAAATCCGTTCTTCTAAGTCGAAACGGTCAACACCCCATTTGTTTTTGTCACTCATTTACCCTGTCCTCGATAAGGCTTGTAATTAGCCTTTTTACTTTTGTTCATGGTTTTAGTCTTAAAGTGACCATGCCCGATAGAAGTTCCCTTAGGGTCTTTATCGGGATGCCACGACACGTCAGTTTTCTTTGGTTTAGCCATTAGTTATCCTTGGCAGGACATACACTCTTCAGCGTCTTGCAAGGCTACTCGCTCGACCTGAAGCCCTACTTTGTCGGCACTTACGCCAGCGTTTGTGCGTAGATAATACACACCTTTTAGTTTCTTCTTCCATGCACGAAGATGGACGGAATTTACATAGCTGCGTGGGCTACCAGACGGAAAGAAAAGATTTACACTTTGTCCCTGACAGATAAGCGGTTGCCTGTCTGCCGCATGGTCTACCACCCACCCTTGGTCAATTTCAAAAGCAGTCTTAAAGACTAGCTTTTCATCTTCTGTTAGGAAGTCGAGGTGTTGTACCGAGCCGTCATTGTTAATGATGGTTTTCCAAACCTCATCTGTGTTCATACCCTTTTCTTCAAGTGCTTTTTCAAGGTACTTATTCTTGACTAGATGCGCCCCTGCCCTTGTGCGGTGGGTAAAGGCATTAGACTTCAAAGGCTCGATGCTAGCTGTACAGCCACAAATAATACTACTATTAGCGTTAGGAGCGATTGCCAGTAGATGAGAGTTTCTTCTTCCTGTTCCGGCCATGTCGGGGGCTTCACCAAGTTCTCTAGCCAGCTCTTCACTTGCTTCCACAGCTTCATTTTTAATCTCCGTAAACATACCAGTGTTGACAAACTTGGCGTGTAAACTTTCCCAAGGGATGTTGTGTTTTTGCAAATACCCGTGGAAGCCCATAGCACCCAAGCCGATAGCACGTTCACGTTGTGCGGAGAATTTTGCCTTCTCTAGTTCGTCTGGTGCGTTGTCGATAAAGAACGTCAACACATTATCCAACAGTCGAACCAAGTCCTTAATCATTCCAGTACCACGCCACTCGTCATACTTTTCAAGGTTGACTGAAGACAGGCAGCAGACGGCTGTTCGGTCTTCGTCGGTGGGTAGGTGAATTTCATTGCACAGGTTAGACCCATGAATCTTCAGACCCAGCTTCTTTTGAGCCTCTGGTAGAGCTTCGTTGGCTGTGTCGATGAAGTTTAGATAAGGGCTACCAGTGCGGAAACGAGCCTCTAACAAACGCTGCCACAGTTCCCTAGCCTTAACTGTGTCGGTCACCTCCTTAGAATGAGGGTCAATCAGTGACCACTCTTCATCGTTTTCTACCGCTTGCATGAATGCGTCGGTAATGTTGACAGCGTTGAAGAGGTTAAAACACTTACGGTTTGCATCACCTCCTGTTGGAACCTTGAATTGCATGAATTCAATTACATCAGGGTGGCTAACATCAAGGTAAGCAGCGTAGCTACCCTTGCGTGTTTTGCCTTGCTTGTATGCGGTCATCTGACCGTCTACTACTTTAAGGAAGGGGATTACACCTGGAGATTTGTCGCTAATACCACGAACATCTGACCAGTGACCACCAACCCCGCCTCCTTTAACTGAAAGCCAAGCTACTTCCGAGTTATGAGAGATGAGACTTTCGAGCGTGTCACCGACATAAGTGACGAAACACGAGATTGGAAGCCCTTTAGGGGTTTCTCCAGCCATAGGAGCATTCGAGAGTACAGGGCTTGCAAACATAAACCAATTATTACTAGCGTAATCATAAATCCTTTGAGCAAACTCTGTATCCCCGAAAGAATAAGCCACGGCAGCCCGTGCATAGGATTGTTGAGGGTGTTCTCCGCCTTTGCAATAATAGTCTTTAAGAAGTGCATATGCTTGTTCCGTTAAATTTTTGTTCCGAGATTTATCAATTTTGATTCCGAGATATTCACTCTGCATTTTTGACAAAGACTCCATCCACAATTTTACCTGTTCTACCTTTGATTTCGTCGTAGGCGTGCTGCACACATTCCTGCATGGTTAAGCCCCATGCGTGTGTCTGCATAACCAACGTCACAAAGATGTCACCAATTGCGTCTTTCACTTCGTCTACGTTGTTATTATCAATGCCAATAGCCAACTCTTCGACCTCTTCTAAGGTCTTGGAGTATTGTGCTACTGCGTTGGGTGAGGGAAGGATGCCTTTCGCTTCGCCCCAAACCGTAATATCGTCCACTAACTTATCCAAAGACATCTTCTACCCCTGTGTTGTTTTCCATTTCCTGAATCATTCTGTTGAGATACCACTGCGCTTTCTTAGCGTCTTCTAGTGGGTTCTTCTTGTGCCACATGCGGCTGATGTACTTCATCACGTTGCCTTGGCAGTAATTGATGGTACCAAGGTCGCCTAAGGCGGCTTTGATACTGTCGATTGTTTCTACGCCATTGTTCACGTAATGCTTTGGACTATTCACATTGTCCTCAGCCCCATTCAAGTTTCTGGCACCCATAAATTCACTTCTCCTGTCCCAACATTATATTCCCCATCACGTAGAATTCGTGCTAACCGAGCGTTCTCCAGTGCTACCTCATCACTGAGACCTGCATTGAAATACGCAGCAACAACACCGTTCCAACTGTTATCCTTCTCAAGGATTTTGTCGGCGGTCTTTTCACCAACCTTCGGGCACCCACCGTAATTATCGGTAAGGTCACCTGTAAGGGTTTGGTGGTAGAAGTTATGGTTAGCTTCTTCTTCGCTAATCACTATCAACTTGTCGTCAAACCAGTGTTTTCCTGGCACCGTCTTCAAGTCTTTGTCTAGCGTCCACGTTTCATAGTCATCACCACTAGAGGCGAGAATCCCTAGAACATCATCAGCTTCTAGGTTTGCCCACACCAATCCATTGTGGCGTTCCATCATGTACTCACGGGCAAACGATAAAAGCATCGGTTTCCGTGTGTTTGTGCGGTTAGCCTTGTAGTAGCTAGCCACCTTTTTACGAAAGTTATTTTTACTGTCACTAAGTGCAACAATGTATTTGTTACACTCTGTTCGATTTACAATCTCATAGATTGCGTCATCTACACCTACTTTCACGTCGCTCTCTTGAGAGTGAAGTGTCCATAGACCGTCTCCCCAATTGATTGGCACTTCTGCCGAGGCAGATACCCTGTAAGCAATCAGGTCACCGTCAATTACTAAAGTCGTCATCCTGCTCCTCTTCTTGAAACTGTTGGTTCCGAAAAACCTGTATGCCTTCCTTGACCTGTATGTACTCAAGCCAAGCGTGCATTAGGATGTTTATGGTCAATGCCACAGACACCAATGCAAAGGCACAGGCAATTACCCAGAACAATAAGTCTTCAACCATGCTCTAATTCCTTGTAAACCTTCAAAGTATCTGTAGAGAAAAGCTTACTCAGGTTTACTAAGAACATCTTGCTAGCAAAGTTGTCGCCACCACGAACAACACGGTGAGCGTCTAACTCATTCACAATTTTCTTTAGTGTTTCTGTCTTGAAAACGAGTGTGCAATACACATCATCTTCGATAGCTAGATTGTGAAACCAATATTCAGCTTCAGTAGAGTCGATACCGCTTGGCTTACCGTAACTTTCAAATTCAATGGCAATGTTGCCTGTCTTCGACCACTTGCCACGCTCTGTCTTTACTTCTAGCTTTTTCCCTTCGAGCATGTCTAAAACACGCTTTTCGTGCATCTTACCATAAGCAAGGTCGATGTCGAATTTCTTATTACTGTTGAACGCCTTAGTGCGTTTCTTTCCAGTTTTTTCCGACTGTGTATTCTGCATCAAGTTTGCATTTGAAGCTAAAGTCCTTTTCTGTTTTGTGCATCGCTTCGACGACGAGTTTTCCGATTTCATTCTCAATACCTTGTTTGACCTGAATCTGTACTTCATCGTGGATAAACGCCACAATCGAAGCATCATCTTCAGTGTAATTATTTAGTTGAAATGCTCGGACGATGTTCATGTACCACTGCTTGCAGATAATCGCCCCCGCCGACTGTAGTAATGTGTTCAGTGCGGCGTGTGTGTGTCTGATTGGAATGATGCGTCCGTCGAGGCCTTTAATCCAACCACGGGTTTCTGCTGCTTTGGTAACAGCCTCACGTAGCTTCTTAAGTGCGGGTGTTTTATTAAGAAACTTGGTCTTAATAGCCTTACCTTCTTTGGCACCCTTACCGATGATGCTGCCAATCTTGGCATCACCTGCACCATACAAGAAGCCATAGATGAACGTCTTGGCGTTGTTGCGGGTAGGTAATCCTGCTGCGTTTTGGTTTGCAGTGTGGATGTCTCCCTCTAGTACTTCTCTGCCGTATGCTCCAGAATCAAACCTAGCCATATAATGGGCAAGGCAACGAAGCTCCAAGCCAGAAGCGTCAGCCCCGAGAAGAACATAACCACTAGGAGTAGTAAATAAGCTGCGGCACTCAGCACCATACGGGGCAGATACGCTAGGTACTTGCGCCATGTTTGGATTAGAGTGTGTGCAGCGGCTCGTAACCGCTCCCATGTGGTTGACTCTGCCATGAAGTTTTCCATTTTTCTCCAGTTTTAGCCACGCTTGGTTGCCAGTAGCTAGCTGTCCAAGGCGTTTGTTTAACATCAGGTATTCAACGAGTAGCTTGGCTTCTGGTAGGTCAATGGTAGACAAAATGGTTTCGTCCACCTTTGCCTGTCCACTCTCGGTGAATTCTTTGGGTTTCCACCCCAAGTTTTGTAAGCGTTCGGCAATTTGCTGGCGTGAAGCAGGATTGAAAGGAACCTCTTTAGTCTTTGTCTTCATCTCTACAATGGTAGGTGGGAAGCTTTGTTGCAGTTCGTTTTCAATTTCCTGCTTACGTGCAGCAAGTTCACTAAACAGTTTCTGGGCTTCTTCTACATTGAAAGTAAAACCACGCTGCTCCTGCTTAAACATTTGTAGCGCAATCTCATGCTCAAGACGAAGAGCGTCCTCTGAGAAGTTCTTTGCAAGAATGAGGTCGTAGAGTTTAGCAGTTACTTTTGTGTCTTGGACACAGTAGTCCAACATCTCCATGCTAAACGTACTAAACGATTCAACAGTCCCATCATTAAAGTCTCCTTTGTGTTCGTTAAGGCGTAAGCCCCAAGCCTTCAGTGAATGGGAACCCCACAATTTTGTGGGAATCTTGCGTTGCTTTGAATCCAATTCCCCAAGGTGTGGGTAAATGGTTCGGGAGCATACTAGGGTGTCGATTACTTTACCTTTGTGTTCGTAACCCCAAAGCTTCTCTAGCACTGGCAGGTCATAAGCCAACAGGTTGTGACCAATCAGTTCTTCTGCCTCTTCTAAAAAGGGCAAGCAATCCATGATGTTGTCACCATAAAAGGTACGCACAATGTTGTTGTCTACGTCTCGCAATACAGCACAATGTACCTTGGTTACGTCGTCTAATAGATTGTCTGTTTCAATGTCGAATATGTATTTCAATGCTCTGTCTCCGCAGTAGCTTAGTGATAACAGGCTTCCTCTTCACGTATCTGTAGGAATTGCTCGTAAGTTGGGTAAACACCCATATCAAAACCGTCTTCAGTTTCTAAAATGTAGAGTCCAAAAAGGAACCGAATGTAGTCGGTACGCAGTTCATCATCTACTTCATCAAGAATGTTCAAAATTCCACCTCCTCATGTTCATCGAATAGGGTCTCAGTCATGCGTCCAGTCTCCTTGTTGTAATCAAGGTGGCAGGCAATGCCTGTGTCTCCAGTCCATCGGTTTTTCAAAACACGAACCGTTGTCATGTTTGGGTTTTCGGTGTCCTGTTGGTTTCGCTCTAAGCCAATGACCATGTCGCTTAATTGGGCAATCGCCGCAGAACCACGTAGCTGTGCTAGTGAGGTGTGTGCGCCTTCTTCATGCCCTTTGCCTTCAGGACGTTTAAGGTGGGATACCAAAAACATTCCGCACTGAAGTTCCTCCGTCAGTGTACGGAGTCGGGTCATGGTATTATCAATAATCCTACGTTCGTCACCCCCATCCATACCGCTAACAACGATAGAAAGGTGGTCAAGGAAAATGTAATCGCACCCACAACCACGGACAAGATACCTGACCCTTTGGAGAAGATTGTCAGTATCTGTAGACCCCCAATGGTCATAAAGAAAAACACGCCCACTACCAACGGTATGTGTATAAGCGTCTCTAAGGTCATCTTTGGTTACTCCCTCCATGCTAATATGCACGGGTTTGTTTAGTTCCAGTCCAATAAGACCTAAGGCAGTGCGTTTTACACTTTCTTCCAAGGCGATGTAGCCAATGGTGTGTCCCATCTTAATCAGGTGGTAGGCAATCTCACGAGTCATCGCTGACTTACCGATACCTGAACCTGCTGTGATGGTAACAATCTCACCACGGCGTGCGCCTAGTGTCTTTTCATTTAGACCGTTATAAGGGTAAGGAACCGACTCTGCCGTCTCTTCGCTTGATACTAAGTCCCAAAGCTCTGTGCCTGAGACAATCCCGTCTGGACGGAAAGCCTTTGCGCCCCAGACTGCATCAATCAGTTCCTTTACCCTGCCTTCCTGCAACATGTCGCTTGCATCTTTAACAGGTAGCTTGGCTATCTTAGCTTTTCCTGGCGACAGTAAGATTGCACATTCTTCCGCAGCCTTACGTCCTGCGTCGTCTTGGTCGAACATAAACACTACTGTTTCAAACCGTTCCAACCAGTCAATGTTGCGTTGAATGTCTTTCTTGGCTCCTGCTGCGCCGCTTCTCACGGACACAACAGGGTACTTGTTGCCAAAGGCTTGGCTTACTGACATGGCATCTATCTCGCCTTCAGTAATAACCAACATTTTACCTTTATCACGCCACAGGTTCTTGCCATACAACGAGGCTTTCTTAGCGTCTCCAAGGAACAAGAAGTCTTTGTTGGCAAACCGTATCTTCTGCCCAACAACATACCCTTTGTCGTCCTTGTAGTTAGCTACATGCACTTTCTGCCCATTGAAATCAGCAATCTGATAATCAAACAGCTTCGTAGTTTCCAAGGAAAGCTTGCGCTTTGGCAGGGGGTTATGCTCGCCATGCACAGGCTTAAAGTCAGGTTTTAATTCCACAACATTACTCCTTGGCTCGTCGTCTGCTGGTGTCACAGTCTCACAAGAGAAACAGTAGTGGTGACCGTCTGAATACAGAGCGTTTGCATCACTACTCCCACAATGGGGACATGACTCTTTTCGGATGTATGCGCTCTCTGCTTCCATTAGTCTTCCAAACTGTCCAGTTCGCTCTCAACTTCCTCGACCCAAAAAGCCAGCACTTCACGGAAGTCCTCAAGTTCATCGTCTTCAAGACGCTCGAACACCGCCTCAATAATTTTATCCAAGTCTACCCTAAACATTATGCTATCCACTCCTCAGGTATTGATTCACCTTCAGCCCACAGAAAACCATTTCTGTCAGCCCACTCAGAACAGGTCATCTTGCTACCGTCTTTCCGTGGTTTGGCTCCTTGTACTGGCGACGAGGCACGCTGAAAAAGAAACCGAATATCTAAATTCGGGTGCTGTGCTTTAACAGCCTTCATTTTTCGTTGTGCGTCTTGCCTGAAGTAGCCTTTAACTTCGATGTACACCCCATTCACGTACAAATCGGGAATGTAATTCCGTTCTACCATGTAAGGTACGGTGTGGGGTTCGTACTCGTAGTCAATTCCACGGTTTTTTAGGTCACCGATGACCCGTTGTTCAAAAGTCCCCTTCAACTGCTTCGGCATCAGCGAAGTCGTCCTCAAATTGGGTACTATCGTTCCCAGATTGGGTATCTTTCTTATTCGCAGCTACCTCAAAGCCGTCTTCTTCATCGAACATCGAACCACCGCTCTGGTATTCGACAAGGTCAATGACTTGGACACCTTTCAGGCGAAGGGAAACGCCTACCTGTTTGGTGCTAGCCATGACGTAAGGGAAAGGTTCAAATGCCACCTTAATGCGAGACCCATTACCAATGAGCGTGTCTGCATTCATTGGGGTACGCTTGGCATCTACAACCACAGGCTTTTGTTCGTACATCTCACCATTACGGGTCTGTACCTTAGCCTTCAGCTTAAACTTAAATTCAAGCAGGTCGGTCTTGTTACCATCCTTGTCAAAATGGTAATCATAACCTTTTCGTGTGGACAGGATATTCCGCTTCTTCGGATTAGCCTTAACCTCTTCTTCAAACTTGGTTTCAACAACCTTGTCAAGGTACTCACACAGTTCCTGTGCCTCAAGCTCGGGAATGAGAAGGTTCACAGAATATACGCCGTTACTGTCAAACTTAGTGTCAGGTTCAAAGACCTTTGCCCACAGTGCCTGACCTTCGGCAATCTTAGCTTTTACAGCCATAATATCTCCTATAGTGTAATGAAACCCTACAATAGGGCTATAGTAGTGGGTTTTACTAGGCAAAGAAGTACTTAGAATTCAATACCTTAGAGATTTCCAAGTCGCCGGGTTCTGGCGGTATAGGAACCTCACATTGCAGTACTTCCCTCGTGTGTGTATGAAGTTGTCCTAGTACATCGTTGTTTTCATACATCTCCACAAAAGCCTCACGGATTAACTCAGACATTTTCTCCATGTTGGGGCTGTGTGTCCCGTAGCTGTCATGTACCATAGCAAAATCATTTATACCCACATCCAAACATTTATTGACCGTCAGTGTTAATGCTGCTGCATCTAATGAGTGGATAAAATTAGGTGATGCACCGCTTCGGGTTTTGCTTTTGGAGATTAAATCATCCAAAGGCTTCCGATAGAGTAGCTTCACCACCGAGCCATCAATTAGGGTCTCGATAATCTTGTTCTTGTAGTCGGCGTAGACCTGCTGCACTAACAAGTTTGTCGGGGTGACCCATTCCATTGGCTTATTGTGATTGGCGTACAGAATCCCAATGTCCTTGACATAGTCCATGACCTTACGGGCTGAACCAATCACGTTGTCGATGGCTTCCCAAATGTGGGATGTTAGGTACAGGCTGGCACCAAAGTAGTCCCCATTGAATACGTCGGTGGCACCCTTCGCTATCTTTTCCTCGATAGCTTCCTCGATATAGCT